CACGATTGATTGGGCTCATCCAGATACTAACATCTTGGATGTTGAACATTCCGAAATACCTCAAGAACATAAGTGCGCACATATATTGGAGCTTGATAACGGTAATTATGCAGCTCAGCCTAATAATCGCATTTTGTGGCATGTTAATTCATACACTACTGATAACAGTTGGCCTGACTATAGAGTCCAAACTACTTATTGGGATGCGGAAGATAACGACATGGTTACAGAAGATAGCGATAAAATGTTTTATGAAATGGAAAAAAAATGATTGATAAATGGATATATAAATTTTTTGCTACTATTGACGAGAGCTTTGCTTGGGTGGATAATGGTGTTGTTACAATTTCAATAAAGTGGAGGAAAATAAAGATGTGGAAATTTATTAAAAAACTTTGGAAAAAATATGTTAATTGGTTATGGAGCTAAGCATGAAAAATTGTAAACAATGTGAAAAAAAGTTTCAACCAAAAGATGAACTAGATCAATTCTGTAGTCAGGATTGTAAAGAGGAGGCATTAGCTGAATTGGATTCTGGTTCAGATGATTGCCTATCATGTCAATAAAAATTAACGAGAACACAAGCATCGGTCTCCCGTTAAGGAACTTAATAGGTTTGATCGCAGCCATAATTGTTGGTGCGTGGTTTGCCTTTGGTGTAATTGAAAGACTCAATAGATTAGAAACTAAAAATCAATTGTTTGAAAAAGATTTACTTGAAGCAAGTAAACAAACCCCCATCGATCAAGAACAATTTATGTTGTTAGAACATATAGCAGAAGGATTAGAAAAATTAACAACAAGAGTTGATGGTATGATGAACAACAGAGTTAATATTGAACGACTACAAATGGATGTAGAACGATTAAGAATAGATACAGAAAAATTAAAAGATAGCGTTAGAGCTAATATTGGTAAGTTAAATGGAAATCACTAATAATGATAGAAACAGTTGTGGCTTTAGTAATGCTTATGGAAAATCAAATACCTAAATACTATTACCAACCAGATATTTCTCAATGTCTTAAAGCAAAAAGAATTGTTGAAAGAAATCAACCTAATGCATCTTATCAATGTATTGTAAGTAAAGCAGAAATTATTAAAAATGAAGATGGTAGTAAAAGTATTATAAAACTTGTAAAATCAAAAGATGATAAATTTTATAAAATGTTTAATAATAGGGTTTATTAATGAAAACTTTAATTATCGATAATTTTTTATCAAATCCTGATCAAGTTAGAAATTTAGCTTTAAGTTTATCTTACAGAAAAAGAAATAGTGATGAATATTGGGAAGGGCAAAGAAGTGATAAAATTAGTATTTATGATGAAAATTTAGCAGACAATATATGTAGAAGTATAATTTCTAATTATTTTAATGTAAAAAATTTTAAATATAGTGCTGATTTATATTTTCACAAAACGATGAAAAATGATTTAAATGATCCACAATGGATTAATGATAGAATACATACTGATAAGGGAATAATTGTTTCTGTAATATATTTAACACCCAATGCTCCTATAAATTCAGGTACACAAACGTATAAAAATAATCAACCTGATATTATAATGGGTAACTCCTATAATAGAATGGTTTGTTATCCATGTAACGTACCACATTCAGCAATGACTTATTTTGGCGATAAAAATGACAACAGATTAGTAATTTTATTTTGGTTGTTTAATTTAGAGGTAGAAAAATAATGGTACAAACAGTTATTGCACTTTGTTTATTTATAGGTGGTCAATTAGTTGAACATCGTATGCAACCCGATATCTCTACATGCTTAAAGATGAAACGTGAAGCGACACGGAACATGAATATGAATAATAAACGTTTTGAGTGCGGAAAAGTAGATGCTATTGTTAAAAAAATGATAGATGGTAGTATAAGTATAGATAAAATTATAAAACCAAAATAATGAACCTTTCACGTAATTTTACATTACAAGAATTAATTAAATCGGACACAGCAATCCGTTTAAATATTGATAATAATCCTAACGGTGATCAGATAGATAAACTGAAACAACTGTGTGAAAATGTACTGCAGCCGGTACGTGATCAGTTCGGTAGGGTAAAAGTGACTAGCGGATTTAGATCTCCTGAGTTATGTAAAGCAATAGGAAGTAGTGAGAACTCACAGCATGCCAAAGCTGAGGCCGCAGACTTCGAGGTGTTGGGTGTAGATAATGCTGAAGTTGCAGATTGGATACATAAATATTTAGAAACAGATCAACTAATTTTAGAATTCTATACGCCAGGCGAACCTAACTCTGGATGGATTCATGCAAGTTGGATACCGTATCAACCAAGAAGACAATTTTTGCATGCTTATAGAGAAGATAAAAAAGTTAAATATAAACCCATTATAGGAAAGGCGGTTGATTTATGCTAATAGGAAGATCAAAAATACCACAATAAATAAAAAGCAAGAAATTATACGTGATTATGAAAAAAAAATTAGAAGATTATGTTGTTATAATAAAAGAGGTAGTCCCAAAAAAACTTTATAACAAAGCTGTAAAAGAATTAAAAGAAGTTAGTTGGCAACAACATTATTTTTACAGTCATAAAACAGGTGAAAGAAACGCTTTAAGTAAAGAAAAAGAATTAGATTTTAGTTTTGATTATATAAGTTCACATGATGAAATTATGATGTGTGTTTGGCAAAGCATTGGCAAATACTTAGAGTATTATCAGTTTCCATGGTATAATGGGTGGAATGGCCATTCTAGTTTAAAATATAATAAATATAAAAAAGGAACTTTAATGTCTGAACATTGTGATCATATTCAAGATATGTTTGAAGGTGAGCGTAGAGGAATACCTGTTTTATCTTGTATTGGAGCTTTAAATGATGATTATGAGGGTGGAGAGTTTATTATGTTTAAAGATAAAAAATATAAATTTAATGCTGGCGACATTATTATTTTCCCTTCTAATTTTTTATATCCACATAGAGTAGAAGAAGTGACCAAGGGTACAAGATATACATATGTCAGCTGGGTATATTAAAGGAATAGGAAAGGCGGTTGATTTATGGCAATAGGTAGAGGTCAAATAAGACAACAAATTGAAGGTAAGCTCAGAGGTGCAAGAGGTGAAAAAAAGAAAAGATTACAAGTTAAAAAGAAACCCAATAGCAAAAAACCTAAGGTCTTCAAAGTTTAGTCAAAAAGTGGTACAATCCAATAAATTGTACAATCGTCAAAAGGAGAAGCTTAAATGCCGTTAAATAAAAAAGGTAAAAAAATAATGAAAGCTATGAAAGAACAATATGGTGCTAAAAAAGCACGTAATGTTTTTTATGCATCTAAAAATAAAGGCAAAATTGAAGGTGTAGAAAAGAAACTTTTAGGAGGTCTCCTTGTAAAAGGTATGAGACAATTAGTCAAATCAAAACCATACCAAAAATTTAGAAAAGATATTCAACAAGAAACTGCTAAAGCTTATAAAAAAGCTCCTCAAAACGATCCAACTAGAAAATCTTATAAAGATAAAAAATTTATGAGTGGCTTACAAAAGTTAGATACTCAAAGACAAAAAGGAGAGAAGTTACTTGATATGTCACAATTTCTTGTAAAAGAAGCTAGAAGTGCAGGAAGAAAAGACATGACAAGAGTAGGTAGAGGTTTGAGACGTGCATCAGTTTTATTTTTAAAAAATCAAAACGAAAAAGCAAAAGCAATGATGCTTAAAAAATTACAAAAGAAAAAAGTAAATTAATATGGCAACATCAGGAACAACATCATTTAATTTAAACATAGATGAAGTAATCGATGAAGGTTATGAAAGATGTGGTCTTAGCACCACTTCTGGTTATGACATGCGTTCTGCAAGAAGAAGTTTAGATTTGTTGTTTGCTGAGTGGGGTAACAGAGGTATTCACTTATGGAAAACAGAGTTAAATGAAATAACTTTAGTTTCTGGACAAGCCGAATATTCTGTTGACGCTGATGTAAATGATGTACTAGAAGCTTATGTGTCTTCAACTGCAGCTGCGTCTGATAATGCTAATACTCAAGATGTATCATTAACAAAAATTGATAGATCAGCTTATGCTGCATTACCAAATAAATTAGCTACAGGACAACCATCACAATATTATGTGGATAGACAAACCACACCAAAAATATATTTATATCAAGCACCCGATTTAAATACTTACAACACTTTGAAATTTTATGTGATTAAAAGAATTGAAGATGCAGGTGCATATACAAATGATGCAGATGTTGCTTACAGATTTTTACCGTGTATGTGCGCAGGACTAGCTTATTATATAGCTATGAAAAAAGCACCTCAATTAGTACAACAAAATAAATTAATTTATGAGGATGAACTGAAAAGAGCGTTAGATGAAGATGGTCAAAGAACATCAACATATATCACTCCACAATCATTTTATCCTAATGGAGTTTAATTATGCCAAAATGGGCTACAGGTAAAAGATCACAAGCTATTTCCGATAGATCTGGTATGGCATTTCCATATAATGAAATGGTTAAAGAGTGGAATGGCTCTTTAGTTCATTATTCTGAGTTTGAACCTAAACATCCACAAATAAGACGTAGAAGAACTGTAGCCGATGCTATTGCATTACAAAATACAAGACCACAAAGATTTCAGCAACCAACCGACAGAGATGGTGTTCAAGCAGATTCAGGTGGAGCATCCGTTGGTGTTGCTAATTTAACATTACCAGGTGATTTTGCTTTTATAAACCAAGGCACTTCAGAAATGAAACCTGCTGATCCATCATTACAAAATAGAAGAAGACAATTATCTATTCAAATTAAATCCGTAACAGTGAGTATTACATAATGGCAATTACACATTCAGATTTTTTAACACAAGTAAGAAACTACACTGAAGTTAGTAATACAGTTTTAACTGATCAAATTATTCAAGATTTTATTAGATCTGTCGAACTTGATGTTGCAGGTAAAGTTGATTATGATGATCTTAGAAAATATTCAACATCAACATTTACAAGCGGTAATAGATACGTAAGCTTACCTGCTGATTTAACTATCATGAGATCTGTTCAAGTGATTGACGGATCCACAAGAACATTTTTAGAGAGAAGAGATACAAGTTTTATTTCTGAATATAATAATAATGCTGCAACAGGTTTACCTAAATATTGGGCTAATTGGGATGATTTCAATATTCTTGTAGCACCTATACCAAATTCTGCATACACTGTACAAATCAATTACATTACAGATCCTCCAGAATTTACATCAACTAACAATACATTTTTATCTACTTATCAAGAATCAATGTTGTTACATGGTGTATTAGCTG